GGAGGCAGTAATGAGATTACGATTACGGGAACAGATCAGACTACACATTATTTGTTTACTGTACTTGGATCAGATAGTGATGACTTTAGTCCTGGTCACTATTATTATCAGCTAGAGATTAAGAGAAATAGCGATAATGAAAGAGTCGTTGTTGATCGTGGTCATTTTGTAGCCATTCCAGATTTAGATGTAAATCAAGCAGATCCTCGCAGTCATGCAGAAATAATGCTGGGTAAGATAGAAAGTCTGCTTAGTGGTAAGGCGGATGCTGATGTTTCTAGCTATAGCATTGCGGGAAGATCTTTAACCAAGTTAACATTTGAAGAATTAACGAATGCGAGAAACTTCTACAAGCAAGAAGTGCTTAAAGAAACGAATGCCCTAGATATACAGCACGGAAGAAAAGGTGCATCTACCATACAAGTGAGGTTTTAAATGGCATTTTTAGACATTTTTAGACAAAAACCTACTAAAAAGCCTCAAATATTTAAGAGAACATACGCTGCGGCAAATACTGGCCACATTTTTAGCGATTTTAAGGCATCTGAGCGTTCTCCTGACTCAGAACTACGTCCAGCAATCAAATCAATACGCTCTAGGTCTAGAGATCTTGCTAGAAACAATGAATACGCTAAAAAATACCTAAATCTGCTAAAAAACAACGTCATTGGCGAAAAAGGCTTCTCTTTGCAAGTAAAGGCGACTGATTCCATAGGTAAATTGGATCAAGATGGTAATCAGAGGGCTGAATCTGCGTTTAAGAAGTGGGGGAAGTTAGGTAATTGCACTGTAGATGGCGGAATGTCTTGGATAGATGCACAAAAATTAGCTATGGAGTGTTTAGCAAGAGATGGTGAGGTCTTTATCGTTAAGCATAGAGGTGCATCATTCCACGACTCATTTGCATTAGAATTTATTGAACCTGATCAAATTGATGAGCAAAAGAACGAAAGGCTATCAAACGGTAATGAAATTCGCATGGGTGTTGAGTTAAACAAGTTTAAACGACCTGTCGCTTATCATGTGATGACTTATCATCCTGGTGATTATGATTACGCTACAACAGGAAAGTCTAAAAAGCATGTTCGCATACCTGCGGATAAGATGATTCACTTGTATGATCCTCATCGTGCTGGACAGACTCGCGGTGAGCCGTGGATGGCTTCAGCTATACCTGCTATGAAGCAGTTGGGCGCTTTGCGCGAAGCAGCAATAATAAATGCTCGTATTGGAGCAAGTAAGATGGGCTTCTTTACATCACCAAGTGGAGATGGGTTTGTTGCAGATGATTTAGATGGGAATATGCCAATCATGGAGGCATCTCCAGGCACGTTTCATCAGTTACCTAACGGTGTTGATTTTAAGACGTTTGATCCACAGTACCCAAACAATGAGTTTGACGCATTTCACAAAGCAGTGTTGAAGGGCATAGCATCAGCACTTGGTGTTAGTTATTTTGCTTTATCTAACGACTTAGAGTCTGTTAGTTACAGTTCTATACGTCAGGGCGCATTAGAAGAGCGTGATAGCTATAAAAACATGCAAAAGTTTATGATAGATCATTTTGTTCGAGTAGTTTATGACGAGTGGCTTTCTTCTGCTATGGAAGTCAATAGTTTTGGTATACCTGTACGTCAGTTTGATCGTTTTTCTGAAGCCGCTGAGTTCAGAGGCAAGGCTTGGAGCTGGGTTGATCCGCAAAAAGAGATGAATGCTGCTCTTATGGGTCTAAAGTCTGGCGTATTGAGCTTGTCCGATGTTGCAAGTCAATATGGTAAAGATGTAGAGGAACTAACGAGTCAAATAGCACGAGATAGAGATATTGCTGAACAATATGGTGTATCCTATGCGTTTGAGCCGTATGGCGCTAACTTTAACTCTGTTGATCCTGAGATAACTGGAGATGATGATGCCGAAGTATAAGGGTAAAGAGATAAATACTCGACCCACGGATGGTATGGTATCTGAAGCTAATAAAGGCTTAGAGTGGCGGAAGGAGCATGGTCGCGGAGGGACTGAGGTTGGTGTTGCTCGCGCAAGAGATATAAAGAATCGTAAAGAGCTTTCGTTTGATACCGTCAAAAGGATGTATTCTTTTTTTAGTCGTCATGAGGTAGATAAGAAAGCAGAAGGGTTTAGCCCAGGTGAAGAGGGTTATCCGTCCGCTGGTAGAATTGCTTGGGCTTTGTGGGGTGGAGATGCTGGATTTTCTTGGTCACGCAGAATCGCTGGTCAGCTTGATGATGATAGATCAATGGAACGAGCAGAAGTTAGTGGTGGTGTGAGAAAGGCGTTAGAGAAAAAGGTAGCAGATCACAATGAAAAGGTTGGTGATGCAGCAAGTAAGAGAACCAGCCTACGAACTTTAGAAGCAGTATTTAGACGAGGCATTGGTGCATATAAGACCAATCCTCAGTCAGTAAGACCTACTGTAAAGTCGCCAGAGCAATGGGCATACGCAAGAGTAAATAGCTTTTTGTATGTGTTGCGTAATGGTAAATTTAGAAGCGGTAAGCACGATATCGATCTCTTACCTAAAGAACATCCAATGTCGAGTAAGGATCGGGCAGTGGACGAACAAGTAGACCTTGAGGCGTTTATTATGAGTGAAGAAGTTGAAGCCAACGTCGATATTGCTGAAGACACTGGCGAAAGACATATTAAAAATATAGCAGAAACAGATGATTCGTATGTAGTTACTTATGCGAAGGTCCATGATGAAGAATCTGGACCTGAAGTTGAAGTAGAAGAAACGGACAGATCATCTAATGTTGAAGTACAGCATAGAGCAATGGCAATGGACATGTCTCCTATCGATGAGGATAAGAGAACTGTAAGCATAGCTCTATCAAGCGAGGAGCCAGTAGAGCGCTCGTTTGGTAATGAAATTTTAGATCACAATCAAGAATCGATTGACTTGTCATTCTTGAGTAGTGGTCGAGCGCCTTTGCTATTGGATCATGATCCAGAAAAGCAAATTGGCGTTGTAGAATCGGTAGATCTTGATGGGCAATCGCGTAGACTGCGCGCTAAAGTACGTTTTGGAAAAGGCGAACTAGCCCGTGAAGCATTCTCTGATGTTGTTGATGGAATTAAGGCTAACATATCCGTTGGTTACTCTATTGGCAAGATGGATCGGGATAGAAATGACAAAAACACATATCGTGCAACGTCATGGAAGCCTGTAGAAGCAAGTTTGGTGTCTATACCTGCCGATATGACAGTTGGCGTTGGGCGTTCGAGCGAAGCTAAAAATAACCCTGAAATTAGAACTTCATTTAAAGAGGACAACATTATGTCAGAAGTTGATATTGAAGCGGTCAAGGCTGAAGCCCAGCAAACCGCACAAAGAAATGCCGCTCAGATTGTTGAGTTAGGCGCTCGTCACAACAAGTCTGAGATGGCTCGTGAGGCTATTTCTCACGGTAGAAGCATCGAAGAGTTCCGTGGTGAGTTGTTAGAAGTAATTGGTTCTGATCGTGCATTAGAGAGCCAAGACATCGGTATGGATAAAGCTGAAGTTAAGAAGTTCAGCCTAGTACGTGCTATCAATGCTCTCGCTAACCCAACTGATCGCAGAGCGCAAGAAGCTGCTTCTTTTGAATTTGATTGTTCACGAGCTGCTGCCGAGCAATATGGAAAAACTGCACAGGGCATTATGCTTCCTGCTGAAGTTCTCCGTACTTGGAAGCGTGACATGAACAGTTCAGACGATGCTGCTTTGTTCAGCGATGATTTCCGTGGTGGAGACTTCATCGACGTACTGCGTAACGCATCTTCTGTTATGCAAGCTGGAGCGCGTATGCTTGGTGGACTTAGCGGAGACGTTAAGATACCTAAGAAAAACACTGCGTCTTCTGCTGCTTGGATTAGCTCTGAAGGTGGAGCTGCATCTGAAACTGAGATGACTGTTGGTCAAGTGTCTATGGCTCCTAAGACTTTGGGTGCTTTCACTGACGTAACTCGTCAGCTTCTCATTCAGTCTAGCCTAGACGTTGAGTCTTTGATTCGTGATGATCTCTCTCAAGCTATGGGTATTGCTATCGATAAAGCTGGTCTAGAAGGAACTGGTTCTTCTGGTCAGCCTACTGGTATTCTTAGCACTTCTGGTGTTAACCAAGTAACTAACTTCGCGGCTGCTACTCCAACATTTGCTGAGGTAGTAACACTTGAGACAGCTCTTGCAGAAGATAACGCTCTTGCGGGTAACTTGTCTTACATTCTACCTGCCAGCATGTATGGCGCTTTGAAGACTACTGAGAAAGCAACTGGAACTGCTCAGTTTGTTGTTGAGCCAGGTGGTTCAGTCAATGGATACCGTGGTATTGTTTCTAACCAGGCTACTGCTGGAAACCTATACTTTGGTAACTTTGATGATCTACTTATCGGTATGTTCGGTGGATTGGATCTTATCGTTGATCCTTACACTGCATCTACTACTGGTACTGTAAGAATCGTTGCATTGCAATCAGTTGACGTAGCTGTACGTCACGCTGTTAGCTTCGCATTCGGTAATGACGGTGCATAATTGAGTCGGGGGGATTCGTCCCCCCTTCTTTACTTAAGCTAATTAATTTAGTTAGCTTTAGCAAAGGAGGAAGTTATGAAATATGAAGTTATTAAGGGTTGTGTAATTAAAGGTGCTGGTCATCAAGTAGGATCAGTTGTTGATTTAGACGATGAAACTTTGGTTAAGTCTTTGATGTCTATGAAGAGGCTGATTCCTTATGCAGAGCCAGAGAAAACTATAGATCGAAGCATTGGTCTTTCAGAAGATGAGCCAAAGCCAAAAAAAAGAGCTAAGAAATAATGGTTGAGACTGCTAATGACAGATCATTTATGATTGCAGACTTTGGAGAAACAGTTACATTTACGCCCACGGTTGGTCCAGTAGCTACTCTAAAAGCGATCTATGACAATGTTTATGAAGCTGTAGAAGCTGGCGGTTCCGTGCCTTATGCGATGAGTCAGCCCAGATTGACTTGTCGAACTGCTGATATACCAAGTGTTGCCGAAGGTGATGCTTTTACAATTAGGTCATCTGAGTATTATGTAACGATTGTTATGGCGGATGGAACTGGAATTACAGAATTAGCACTTGAGGCTCAAGATGGCCCATGTTAGAAAATTAATAAGAGATAATATAAAGACCACGATAACGGATCTGACAACTACTGGTAGGAATGTATATCAAAGTCGAGTCTATCCCATAAGTGGTCCTAAGTTACCTTCTATTTTATTATTTAATAAAGCAGAAGAGATAGAATATCAGACTATAGGTACGCCTAGATTACAGATGCGTACTGCTGAGTTTGAGTTAGAGATCTATGTAAAAGGAGTCAGCGGATATGATGATTCCTTAGATCAGATATGTGTAGAAGTAGAAGAGGCATTATATACAGATTTAACTAGAGGAGGTCATGCTCAGGATACGCGCGTTACCAACTTTAGTGCAGATTTCAATGGAGATGGAGATCAGCCCGTGGCTGTTGCTACGTTGACTATTGAAGTACAATATCAGGTACGTGAAAACAATCCTGATGTTTCTATTTAACGGCGATTGGGCCTTTGTTAACATAACGCGCTAAAGCGCAGAGGTAATTAAAATGGCAACTTATGCAGGAAAAGATGGCGCAGTGTACTCTGGAACAAACGCTGTAGCTGAAATTAAAGATTGGTCACTTGAGACAACTTCAGCAACTACTGAAGATACTGTTATGGGTGGAGATGGTTGGACTAAAATTAAGCCTACATTGAAGTCTTGGACGTCTTCTTTTAGTGCGGTATGGAATGATAGTGATTCAAATGGACAAGCTACGCTTCTGGAAGGAGCTACAATTGCGTTGAAATTGTATCCAACTGGGAATAGCAGTGGATATAAAGAATGGGCTGGAAGCTCTATTGTTACGACTGTAAATAAAACTGCTTCGGTAGATGGATTGGTTGAAGCATCTTTCACTGTTACTGGTAGCGGACCGTTATCTGAAACTACAATTAGCTAAGAAGACTATTTACATTTAAGGGGAATAAACTATGGGAAAGTTGATTGATACAGCGATATCGCATTTTAGTAGCAAAGAGATAAGAAGTTTACGGGTAGATGAGTGGGATACTACTCTCTACTCGAAAAACTTATCTTTAGAGGATAAGGCTAAATGGCACTCTAGAGCAGATGGTGATACCAGTGATTATTTAGTTTACGCTATTATTTATGGAGTTACTGATGAAAAAGGCGATTCCGTCTTTGACGTTGGTGATAAAGTGAAATTGCGTAGAAATGTAGATCCTGAAGTTTTGTCAAGAATTGCTAATTTTGTTCTTGACACTCAAGCTGATAGCGAAGAGGAACGCGAGGGAAACTAATAAATGATCAAGGTGAGCCAAAAGAATTGTACATGATGTACTTTCTTGCGGAGCATCTTGGTCAACCTCTTTCGACAGTGCTTCAAATGACCGATAATGAATTTCGACATTGGTTTACATACCTTCGTTTAAAAAGAGAAAGAACAGATGGCAATAAATAACGCTGTACTTGGCTTAGAAGCAAAAGATCATAATGTCGCTACTACTTTAAATAAAGTAAACAAATCTTTGCGCGAAACCGAAGCGCAAACCAAAAGACTCAAAAACGCTACCAATAAACTTGTCGATGAATTTCACCTGGAAGGAATGGCAGTAGGAAAAACTGCTGACGAAATTAAGTTATTAAAATTAGAGCAAATGGGTGCTACAAACGCCCAGATTCAAGCTGCTAAAGCAGCTATGTTAAATAGAGACGCCATGATGAAGGGCGCAGGCAGCTCTAAA